TTATCCTCTATAAATTGGCAATCTGAAAAAGTTGATTCATTAGATTGCTTTTTCGGTTAAAACATTATATAATAGATACAAATCAAAACGGAGAATCTAAATGAGCCTATTAGATAAACTTAAAAAAAATTCTACTATTAAAGATACTGCTATTCTTGCGAAATCAAAGTTCTTTGCAGCAAAGGATATGATTCAAACATCTATTCCCGCAGTGAATGTCGCGTTCTCTGGTGATCTTGATGGAGGGTTTACTCCTGGACTTACAATGTGGGCTGGTCCATCAAAGCACTTCAAGACTGCATTCAGTCTCTTGATGGCAAAGGCATATCAAGATAAGTATCCTGATTCTGTTGTTCTATTTTATGACTCAGAGTTTGGCACTCCGCAAAATTACTTCACTTCGTTCGGTATTGATACCGATCGTGTTGTTCATACTCCAATCACGGACGTTGAGCAATTGAAGTTTGATATTATGCAACAGTTGACTCAGATCGAGCGTGGCGAGCGTGTGATGATCGTCATTGACTCAATTGGTAACTTGGCTTCGAAGAAAGAAGTTGAGGATGCGTTAGATCAAAAGTCAGTCGCTGACATGAGCCGCGCAAAGCAAATAAAATCCCTGTTCCGTATGGTGACACCGCACCTTACGCTGAAGGACATTCCTATGGTGGTTGTAAATCATACCTACAAAGAAATTGGTATGTTTCCCAAGGATATTGTTGGCGGCGGAACAGGCTCTTACTACTCGGCTGATAACATTTATATCCTTGGTCGTCAGCAGGAAAAAGATGGTCAGGATCTAATAGGTTATAATTTTATCATCAATGTGGAGAAATCTCGTTATGTTCGCGAGAAAGCAAAGATCCCTGTCACAGTTCGTTTCGATGGCGGCATTTCTCGTTACAGCGGTCTTCTTGATATTGCACTTGAGTCTGGTCATGTTACGAAGCCAAATGTTGGTTGGTATGCTAAAGTAAATACTGTAACTGGCGAAGTTGATGGTAAAAAATGGCGTTTGGCTGATACTGAATGCCCAGAATTTTGGGATAGTATTATTTCTGATGAGAAGTTTAAAGAATGGATTCGCAATAGTTATCAATTTAGTTCTGCGATTGCTGCTAATCTTCCATTTAATTCTGCGGAGGATGAAGATGTTTGAAGATTTAATTGCTAAAGTAGAATTTTGGTATGTCAAGAAATTCTTCAAAGTTGACAAACAATACACCTTCTTCGTGGACCTTAATGGTCCACCTGGAAGTTTTGCTGTTAAATTCTTGGGAAAATATGAAGGTGTGATTGTTGAGTTTACTGATGTTAAAGTCGGCGATGATAATTTGATGCACTTTGATTATGATATTATCTCAAATTTAAACAACGCAGATACCAAGAGCAAATCATTTCAACGATTTACTTCTAATGTAATGCGTAGTATAATTCTAAGTGCAGTTGACAATGCGATGAAGGAAGACAATGAAAACAGAAACACTGATTTTGTCGAATCTGATGCGGAACGAACCTTTCATGAGGAAGACTCTACCCTTTCTGAAGAAAGAGTATCTGACCGAAAGTCACGAAAAAAAGGTATTCGAGGAAATAAAAGAGTTCATTCTGAAATACAACAGTCTTCCACCGATTGCAGCGATGGAGATTGCTCTTCAGGAGTCGACTAAACTCACTGAAGGAGAGTTAAATAAGTCACTCGAACTTCTAAAGGAAATCTCGAATGACAAATCAGAGCAAAAACTCGAGTGGCTTCTTGACACCACAGAAAAGTTTTGCCAAGAAAAAGCAATCTATAATGCTATCATGGACAGCATTCAGATACTTGATGGCAAAGATCAAGCGAGGGGCAAAGGAAGCATTCCTACTCTTTTGTCTGATGCTCTGGGGGTTAGTTTCGATCCTCATATTGGTCACGACTTTTTGGATAATTACGCTGATCGGTATGATTTCTATCATCGTATCGAAAAACGCATCCCCTTCGATCTTGAGTATTTCAACAAGATCACTAAAGGAGGACTGCCGCAAAAGACCCTTAACATTGCTCTTGCAGGCACTGGCGTCGGCAAGTCTCTGTTTATGTGCCATGTGGCTGCTAGTTGCTTGGTTCAAAACTACAATGTTCTATACATTACTCTAGAAATGGCTGAGGAGAAGATCGCTGAGCGTATTGACGCAAATCTTCTTAATGTGACTCTAGAGGATCTCATGAACATGCCGAAAGACATGTATGAGAAGCGTATGGGTAAACTGAAGACTTCCGTCAAGGGTAAGTTGATTATCAAGGAATATCCAACTGCATCAGCCAATCCTGCTCACTTCCGAGCACTGATCAATGACCTCGCTCTAAAGAAAAATTTTCGCCCAGATATTATTTTTGTTGATTATCTAAATATATGCGCTTCGGCTAGAATTAAGGCAGGTGCAAATGTCAATTCATATACCTATATCAAAGCGATTGCTGAAGAACTTCGCGGCTTGGCGGTGGAGAATAATGTTCCGATTGTTTCGGCTACTCAGACGACTCGATCTGGCTTTAGCAATTCGGACCCTGGGCTAGAAGATACTTCTGAGTCATTTGGTTTGCCAGCAACTGCAGACTTTATGTTTGCATTAGTTAGCACTGAAGAACTGCAGCAGTTAAACCAGATTCTAGTGAAGCAGTTGAAGAATCGTTATAATGATCCGAATCTTCATAAGAGATTCACGGTTGGCATTGATCGCGCAAAGATGAAACTTTATGATCTTGAGCAGAAAGCCCAAGATGCTGTAATGCAAGAAAATGATTCGAAGCCAGTCTTTGAACGTGGTCGAAGCACAGATAAGTTTAAGAATCTAAAAGTGTAATGCAACTCAAGAAAATAGAAAAGAAGGTTTATGCTCTTGCCGAAAATTGGGTCGGAGAGAAGCATATTCCTTCTATGATTCGTAAACTGAATAAAGCATTCAAATCAAATATCGTTTGCTTTTCTTCTGAGAGATTCGAGGACGAATACTATCCTGATCATAATGTAATTGTCAATGGACATTACTGTATGAGAATATCCGATATTATTCCTGAACATATCTACATCTGTTTAAACTTTCCTGCTGATACTAAAAAGATTATAATAACTGAACAAGGCGCAAAAAACCTTGCAGTAAAAATTATTCGCGCAATTCATCACGAGTATCGCCATAAGCATCAACATAAGCAACGCCCATTGCTTCTACAAAAAGAATACAAGCCAAAACCAAAACAAAACAAAATGAAGGCAATGTATTATGGGAACCCAGATGAGTTAGACGCGCATGCATATGAAACTCAGGCTGAGAAATTAGATATAAATAAACTAAGGAAAGCGCATAAGATTGGGTGGAAAGAGTCTGAAGCGATCTTCATGTATCGTAAAAATTTCCGCAATCAAGATCCTAAAATCTGGAAACGATTTTTGAAAAAGGTTTATAAGAATAATGGATGATGAAGGCAAAGATCCAACACAATATGAACGACAAGTTGTCAATTACATAAACAATTTTATTAGAAGGCAAAAAGGTCCTATCAATATAGTTGTTGATGGTATTGGGACATTTAGAATGATTTCAGGAGCGATCCAAGTAGACACATCAATCAAAAAGAAGGGTGGCGTTACTGCAGATCCAAAAACTGACATTATATTATACAGAGATAAAAAAGATTTATTTTCACAAGATAACATTTTTATATCACATAAAAAAGCGGGTGGACCAGAAGTATTTCAACAGTATGGTGGCATAACAGAAAAAGCTGGGGATGAAATATATAATCATAATGAAGTTCAAGATTTTTTAAAGAATACAGCGAAGTATGTTGATCCGAAAAAAGGTTTAACGTCGCCAGTGTTTAGACCAGTAAAAGATAAAACACTAATATGTAGATCAATTTTTGGACCTGAGTATACAACAAAAAATAAAAAATTTGGATTGCAACATTGCACGTTAATTGGGCAAGGAATACCGACTTTAATAAAACAAAGAACATTTAACACATTTAAGTTGGTCTTTTCACCAATGAGTGTTTCTGGTGATTTATCGCATTTTACAAATAGATATCAGCCTGTATTTGCTGGAACCTTTAGAAGAAAACGTGGATTTAAATACAACAATGTGCAATACACTGGAGTTCGCGTAGGAATTTATCCAAAGGCGTTGGTAGAAAGCAGAACAGGATTAAAGCAATTATAACATGAGGTTTTATGACTATATTTGTGACTGGTGGTTTGGGATTTATTGGTTCTAATTTTGTAATCTCTCACCTTAAAAAATATGTAAGTGACACGGTAGTCGTCCTTGATAATTATTCCTATGCCGCGAATGGAAGCAACCTGAATGGCTATTGGGAAGATTATCGCCTAGAAGTTAAGCATTGCGACATTCGCAATCTTGGTGTTCTGGAGAATCTCTATGAAGACTACAAACCTTCTCACACTTTCCATTTTGCTGCTGAATCTCATGTGGATAACTCCATTCGCGGTGACGATATATTCTTGGATACAAACATTGGAGGAACTCACAATATCCTCAAGTGTATCCGCAAGCAACGAAGTCGATTAGTTCATATCTCGACTGACGAAGTCTACGGAAGTCTAACTCACGAAGATCCTCCGTTCACTGAGAATACTTCATACAATCCTCGCAATCCGTATTCTGCAACCAAAGCAGCCAGCGATCATCTTGTTCGCGCATATATCAACACGCACAATATTGATGCAATTGTAACTAATTGTTCCAATAACTACGGTCCGCGTCAACATCGCGAAAAATTTATTCCAACAATCATTCGCAACATTCAGAACAATACACCTGTTCCTGTTTATGGTAGCGGAATGAATGTTCGTGATTGGTTGTATGTTGAAGATCACTGTGAGGCTTTGCTTACAATCAAAGAGAATTGGAAAACGGGCGAGCGTTATAACATCGGTGGTGGTGTTGAGATGAGCAATCTCGATATGGTCACTTTGATTCTTGATGTTATGGGCAAGCCAGTGCATATGTATCAGTCATGGATTAATTTTGTGAATGATCGTAAAGGTCATGACTTCAGATATGCCATGGATGCGAGTAAGATTTATAAAGAACTAGGTTGGTCAGCAAAGACTAAACTTGCTGAAGGTCTAGAAAAAACATTGGAGTATTATAATGCGTAAGGGAATTATTTTATCGGGTGGATTGGGAACAAGACTTTATCCATGCACAAGAGTAACATCAAAACAATTGCTACCTGTGTATGATAAACCATTGGTTTACTATCCAATCTCAACATTAATGCTTGCAGGCATTCGTGATATTATGATCATCACTTCACCTGCGGATCGTGCGCCTTTCGAAAATTTAGTTGGCGATGGTTCTCAGTGGGGATTGAATATCTCATATGCAACTCAGTTAGAGCCAAAAGGCATTGCGGAATGTTTTCGTATTGCTGAGAAGTGGATTGGCAGAGATGACGTAACTCTTATTCTTGGTGATAATATTTTCTATGGAAATGATTTAATTAATAGATTTAATAGAGCATCTTGGAATAATTCTGGATCAACGTTATTTGCGTATCATGTTAACGACCCAGAACGATTTGGCGTATTAGAACTAAATGAATTTAATGATCCAATAGATGTTCATGAAAAGCCAACCAATCCACCTAGTAGTTATGCAGTAACTGGTTTATATTTTTATGATAATAAAGTTGTAGAATATTCTCATTTAATTACTCCATCATCCCGTGGTGAGTTAGAAATAACTGATATCAATAAAATATACATGAAAAATAATGATTGTAAGGTTGAATTTTTAAATCGTGGCATTGCGTGGATTGATACTGGAACTTTTGAATCTCTTTCAGAGGCTTCTGTATTTGTTGGTTCTGTGCAACGTAGAACTGGAATGATGATTGCATGCCCTGAGGAAATAGCGTTTAAGCATTCTTGGATAACTGAACACACATTATTGCAATCAGCAGAGAAATATAAAAAGTCAGATTATGGTAAGTATCTATTTAAAGTAGCAAGAGGATTTTAAGATGCACTATTTAATTGTAGGTAGAGGGTGGACTGGAAATAAAATGTTCAACGAATTGGTGAATCGTGGGCACATAGTTACACTGACGCCTCACCATGAAGCAAAGCAAACAATACTAAATGGATATTATGATTGCGTAATTAATTGCGCAGGTGTGACTGGAACTCCGAACGTCGATGCATGCGAAGACGATAAACAACATACTATTGAAGGAAATGCAATATTTCCTGCAATTTTATTCGATGCGTGTAAAGAAAATGGAATTAAATTCGCACATTTTTCTAGTGGATGCATATATGAGGGCACAATAACTAGCGAATATGCAGACCCGAACTTTTTTGGAAGCATCTATTCAATATCGAAAGGCGTCTCAGATACATATCTAAGAGATGAAGCATTAGTATTTCGCATAAGAATGCCATTTACTGGATTAAATGAACCCAAAAATTACTTGTATAAAGTAAAGAACTATTCTAAATTTGCAAAATTATACGACGCTGGTAACAATTCATTAACTGATTTAGACGAAGCTGTTAGAGTTGCGTGCGATTTGATTGAAGATGATGAATATGGACCAGTTAATTTGGTAAATAATGGGCATTTAAATATGCATGAAGTTGCTGAAATTCTTGGATTGAATGCAGAATGGTATACAGAGGAAGAATTTGTAAGCGTTACCAAGGCTAAACGATCAACATGTGTTATTCCAGCTCATCCAGCTATGTCTAACCTTCGCTCAGCGATAGAATCTGCAGCAGAAAAAATGAAAAAATACTAAATATACTAGTAATCCCACAGTGTGGAGAAAGTATGTTTGGATTCAAACAATATATTCCGTTTTTAACAGAGCAAAAAGCACTCGCTCGCGGAATCCAACACCTTCCACATGCATTCGAACCAGCCTTTCACGCTCGTAAAGGCGCAGTATCATCTGCAGTCTCTAAAATTCAAAAAGTCGCTAGTGGTCGCGCTCCGCTGACCCGTAAAAT